GGCGAATTCGAGATCCTTGAGCGTGTCCTTGCCGGTTTCCTTGAGGTCCTTGAATGCCGCGTTGCCGTCGAGCTGCAGCTTGGCCATCTCGTCGCCGATCTTCTTCAGCTCAGCGTCGTATCCGGCCTCGTCGATCAGTCCGACGTCGAGGGCCTGCGTGAGCTGGCGCGATCGCTCGCGCAGCGCGTTGAGCTGGCCAGCGCCCGTCGACTGGACGAAGGCCTCCTGCTTCTGCTGGAGCTTGGCTGCGGCTTCCGCGCCCTCCTGCAGAATGCGGATCTTTTCGGCGTTGACCTCTTCCTCGAGGCGGATCTTCTTGTCGGCGGCTTCGTTGAGCTGCTGCAGTTCCTGATCGGAGAACGCCTTCCCCGCCGCCAGCGCCTGCTGGTACTCGGCCTCATAGCGCGCCTTGGCCTCGGCGGCTGCGCGCTTGGCCGCCGCCGGGTCGCTCTTCTTTGGCTCGGCGATGCGGACCTGCGGACCCTCGGCACGCTGCAGCGCCAGGGCTTCGGCCTCGGACAGGCGGCCGATGGTGGGGCGCTTCGTCTCGCCGGGCACGTTGATCGTGCCCGACAGGCCACTGTCCGGTTGGGCAAGCAGGCGGTTCGCGAAATTGAGTCCACCGGTCAGAGCATCCAGGCCGCCTCGCGCACCGGCGCTGACGGTGGCCGTGCGACCGATGTTCTTGAGCAGATCGTCCCAGGCGTTCGAGAGGGCCCGCGTAGCGCCCGCCAGGCCTCCACCGGCGGCCGAGGCCGAACCACCCACCGTACGGGCCAGCTCGGCCAGCACGATCTGGTTGGCCTCAGCGACGCGACCCGTCTCCTGCAGCTTGCCGGCCAGTTCGGCCTGGCCTTCGGACAGATCGGCGCCGGCATCCCTCAGCGCGCGCATGCCGGTGACGGGATTCTCCAGGGCCTTGCCGACCGCGACGAACGCGCTGGGCAGATCCTTGCCCGTCGCTGCAGCGAAGTCCACGGCCAGCTTGGCCGCTTCCTTGAACGTCTCGCCGGCCACGCCCTTGAACCGCAGCAGCGAGGTCGTGCCCTCGCGGACAGGATCGTCGTCGAAGCCGGAGACCTTCGACAGCTCGCCGACCAGCTCCTCGACGTCCCGGGCGGTCAGGCCGGCAGCGTAGCCGGTGGTGCGCAGGGTGTTCTGCAGCAGGGCGGTGGAGCGCTCGGCCTCCAGGGTGGAGTCCGCGACTGCCCGCCCGAACTGGATGATGGCGCCCGCGGAAAGCGCGCCGGCGAAGGCGTTGCGCAGTCCGCTGGCGAGGTTCGTCAGAGAGCCGAGATCCCGCTCCGCGCTCTTGAACGCGCCACCGACGTGCCGAGCGCTTTCCTGCGCGTCGCGCGAGACCTGTTCCATCGAGCGCCGGAACTGCTGCACATCGGCGGAGATCTCGTACTCGTAGCGCTTGTCAGCCATTCAGCTCTCCATCGGTTCGTTCTGCGCGCCATCGATGGCCCGCAGGCGTTCCAGCATGTCTTCCCAGTCCGCCACCCGAACGACGCCGCTCAGGTAGGGCAACCGCTCGAGGTGATATCCGCCGAGCAGGTTCCAGAGCGCGATCGCCTGGACGTTCTCGCCGTCCAGCTCCGGCGCTTCCTCTTCCAGCAGCGCCCCGAAGCCGGTGGCCTTCAGTGCACCTGAGAGGCGGGCTCGACGACGTTCGTGTCGGACCCGCTCGCGAAGTTTTTTAAGGCGGCCTCGATGCGCGCGTTGCGTTCCTTGGTGCGGGTGTCGATGTCCTTCCAGATGCCGATCAGCCAGCCGGGCTGCTGATCGAGCAGCAGCTCCAGCGTGTCGGGCCCGAAGGGCAGCTCGGCGTCCTCCTGCTTCCACTCCGGCAGGGCATGACTCACGCGCACGCCCTGCCATCCCTGGATGCTCAGCCGCACCACTTCGCGCACCAGCGCCGGCACGTCGTTCTCGTACCGGTGATCGATGGCCATGCGCTCGAAGCGCGAGGGGAAACGCACGCGGAACGAGACGCCCTGCCCGGGGATCTGGTGGACGAACTCCCGCACCGCTTCGGCACGGCGCTTGAGGTCCTGAATGTCGAATCCGGCCTCGTCGATCATGATGCGTAGTACGTGGAGTCGGCGACGGTGGCGATCCGGATCGAACCGACCATCTTGCCGTTCTCGTCGGCGGGCTCGTTGTTGAACGCCCAATAGCCGTTGCCATAGATGCGGATGGCACCGATGGAGATCCGGTAGGCGGTGGCCGCACCGGTCCGCGCGGCGGCTTCGACGTAGGTCCGCCATGCGGCCGCGGGCGGGTAGTGGAACTTGAAATCCAACGACACGGCCCGCGCCAGGCCCGGCACGACTTTTTCGCGCACGTCGTCGGACTCGGTGGCCGGGATGTCGGAAAATCCGCCGCCGGAGGGCTGGAACGAGCCGGCGACGATGCCGGTGATGCGCTGCCAGCCGGACACCTCGCGCACGGTCCCCACGCCTTCGGTGGCGGGGAAGAACGTCGTGCTTTGGGTGTCGATGCCTTCCAGGGTCACGTCGTTGGTGGCGACTGCCTTGGCGCGCACGAGACGGCCGTCGATGTACTTCCAGCCGGACGTCAGCTCGATGATGTCGTTGACGGCGACGCCGTGCGACGATTCCAGCGTCGCAACGCCCTCGCTCGCGTTGCTGACTGCGGTCATGTTCTTGCTGGCACCGTACCCGGTCGCGATCGCGATCTGCAGGCCGGTGGTCTTGGTGATTGCCATGTTGCGCTCCTATGCGGAAGTGGACAGATCGGTCGCGGAACTCCAGTACTCGAAACCGTAGGTGACGATGCAGACGCCGGGCTCACCGTCGCCCGAAACGGCGTCCCAGGTGCGGCCCTGTCGCTGCGGTGGGTTGGCGGCGCCCGGGTAGCTCGCGGCGCGAATCAGCGCATGTGCGGCGACGACGATCTCGTCGGCGGCCGTTTCCCACACCGTGCCGGTGCCGGGCGCGACGTGGATGGCGACAGACAGCGTGAGGACGTTGCCCTCGACTTCGCCGTCGGACTCGGCGTTGTCGGTGTTCTCGCCGCTCAGCTCGATGACGATGGCCGGGCATTCCTCGCGCGAGATCACGTCCTGGCGCGCCCGGTACACGCGCGACCCGACCGCGGCGATGGTGCCGGTCAGCGCGACGCGGACGGTCTCGGCGATCTGTTCGGCAAGGCTGCTCATGTCTTCGAGACCCTCGCGACCTTCTCGTCGCCGGAGTCCAGCAGCCGGACCTCGATGACCTTGTAGGCGATCGCATTGACGGTGACGGTGTTGCCCCGCGCCAGGCTGGTGAAGTCCGTGGCGCGGAACCGCAGGGTGTATTCCCGCACGATCCGATCGCCGAGCGCGTCGGCATCGGCCTGGCGGAAATGCACGGGCTTGGTCTCGGCGCCGACGGTGGCCTGCACCGCGAAGCCGTTGACGGTGTCGTACATGAGCTCGAGGTCGGTCGCGGGGATCATGCTCGGACCAACTCCCAAAACACGGCCGGGGAAATGCTGCCCGTCCGCAGCGCCACCCACAGGCGCCCGCCGGCGGCGTCGATCTGGCTCGGCGTTTCCTGACTGCCTCGCAGTCCATTGCGCTGGAGCCGGTACAGCTTGAACTCCTGCGGCCGTGTCAACGCCAACGATAGGCTCGCGGTGATGTCGAGCTGCTGGACCGGATAGTCGCCCGTGGCGGTCAGGGTCTGCTTGCCGTCCGCGCCGACGGTGTACGTCATCCCGGTGTTGATGGCCTCGCCACACATGCCCACCAACAGCCGCGCCGAGGTCGCGATACTGTTGCCGTCCAGGGAGGTCACGAGCACGCTGGCGTTCTGGGTGAGCGCGGACACGATGACGCTACCCACCGTCGCCGGCAGCGTCGCATTGGTGTGCGCGAAAAATACGGTCTTGCCGGTCGACACGAACGCGCGCTTCAGACGCCGGGACCAACCCCACTGCGAATGCCCGGATTCGACGACGTTCGAGCTTTCGCACCAGGTCCCTGCGGCGAAGTTGGCGCCCGACAAGCCGGTCAGATCGAGGCCGCCGACGTTACGTGTGGCGTCCGCCTCCAGGCGTACGTAGGTGCCGGACCCCTTGCGCACAGCGCAGCGCCCGTTGCGCGCGTTGATCCCCGGCCACGTCCCCACTGACCCCGTCAGATTGGTGATGTGGATCAGATCGCCGTCCACCAGCGTGTTGCTGCCGATGTCCATGACCGGCTGGGTGACCGACGCCACCAACCCGCCGACCGTGCCGGTCGTGGCTACGCTGGCGATGTTGCCGTTATTGGCGGTGGCGGACACCAGCATGGGATGGTCGCTTTCGATCGCGCCCAGCGTTTGCATGTCATCGCACAGGGTCTTCAGACTCTTGGTGTTCCACGTCACCGCCAGCGTGTCATCGGTGGTATCCGCGGTCCATGCCAGCCGCAGTTTGGTCAGATATCCCAGAGCCTGCAGAGGCGCCAATAGCGCGCTGTACGCTCGCGTGATTCGCCCGCCCACCTTCGGCGTGACACCATAGTGGCGATCGTTCAACACCAGCTCCTGCGCGGTCGGCAGCTCGGTCACATCGCCGCGCAGGAACACGGCGTTGTAAGCCGCACGCGTGAAGTCGTTCACGAAGGCACCGGGCGAGGGAAAGTTGTCCATCCGCCGGAACCGATCCCCATGCGCCGTATCGTCGTCGTAGTACGCCGGGTAGAAGAAATCGCCCTGCGTGAAGAAGCTCAGTCCCGCTGCGCCCTGTGACGCGGCCACGGCGGCGACCACCGGAAATTGATGCCGCCACCGCGCGTAGGTGTGCTGCCCCATCTCGCCCAGCCAGATCGGCAACGACGGTCCGGACCCGGTGGCCGTGAACATGGCCACTCGTTCTGCCTCCCAGATCGGATTGTCGGCATCGGTCGTGGCCACGCCGGGCGTGACGCCATAGGCGAGATTGATATACCCGTGGTAGTTGGCCACCGAGTTGTTGGCCGGCAATCGCTGGTGGAGCGCGGCGGACCAGTTCTGGATGTACAGCATGTGCTGTGACCGCAGGCCGGTGTACCCCCACGCGGTCAGGGTCGCGTCGTACCACGCGGACAAGTGCGTTTCGAGGTACAGCGCGTAGTGCACCGCGTCGACATTGGGGACTGTCAACGCCATGCCATTCGTCAGCGCCGTCCCGCTGCCTGCCGCAGCGGCCGCGAAACTGGCGTGCGATGTGCCCCACGCGGTATTCAGCGCCGCCAGATCTGCATACCCGTGCGACTGCGCCGGATCGGCCAGCCACTCGCCCCAGGTCTTCGCGGCTGCGTTGCTGGTGTAGCGCGTGCGCCACGCCGCCGGGAACCCGGTGGCCGCGCAGAATGTCGTGTCGGCCTCGTTGTACAACTCCAGCAAGAGGAGCGCAGGGTCGTGCAGGATTCGTTGGCCGGTGTAGGGATTGACCCGGTCGTATAGCCATCGGGTGCCGGCCGCCCAGTTGTCGCGAATGTCCTGCTCGGTGTACATCCGCGGCTTGCAGGAGTAGTGACCCTGCCCGTCCCCTTCCTGATAGTGGAACCGTGAGATCGCGCCGTCCTCGTCCAGGTACAGGGAGTAGCTCTGCGGACACAGAACCCAGTACAGACCGGCGCGCTTGCACGCCGCCAGGAAATAGTCGAAGTCATCGACGCGCGACGAGTTGAATGCCACGGCGCCATCCATGCCGGACATCAACCAGTGTTCGATGCCCATCACCCGGATTGCGTTGAATCCGCAACGCGCCAGGTACTGCACCGCGGCGTCGATGACGGCGCGATCGCTCGGAATGGGCGTGAACGTGGGCTCGGGCTGCATGGTCGCGACGCTGAACCGCACGGGGACGCCGTTTTCGTGCAGTTTCCCTGCGCTGACAGTGACCCGTCCTCGCGATCCGGCGGGGGTTGCCGTGGCCCGCCACGCGGAGAAATCCAGCGCACTGGATGCTTCGATGTGCAACCGTTCGTCCAGCACATTGACGAACGCTCCGGACGCGGCGGGTTCGCGGTTGCGCAACGGAGCGCGGCCGGTCAACAGGGGTAGGTTGAACATGATCAGGCTCCGGCCACGAGAGCAACGGTGAATCCGCGCAGCCACGCGGTCTCGCCCGCACCACTGGTGAGCTTGCTCGTGATCTGCAGATAGGTCGCTTGCTGGTCCAGATTCGGCACCGTCTTGACCGTATTGGCGGCCGTCGCGGTACCGCTGCCCGAATTACCCGCCGGTGCCAGCGGTCTGACCGACGTGGCGCTTTCGCGGCGATATCGAGTGATGGCGGGCCGCATCACCAGCGTGGTGGTGGCCAGCGCGTTGGTCAGGCCGTTCGACGCATCCCACAGCGTGGATCCCACCGTGGTCGCGGCCGTACCGATGAGCACGTCAGTGTTGTCGGTATCGCTGGTGCCGCCCGTTCGCTCTTTCAGAAAATCGACTTCGAGCAGATCGCCATCGGCCCACAATCCCGCCGGAATCACGGCGTAGTCGAGCACCGTCTTCGTGGTGGTGTTGTTGCTCGACGAACTGATGGCGTTCTTGATCGTGACGCGGCCGCCGACGGGCCGCCAGCGCGACCCATCCGAATACCAGTGAGATCCACCGACCCCGACGTCGGTCACAAACACGGTGCGTTGTAAGGAGGCGGAAGCGGAAGGCAGGGTGGCCCAGGTACAGACACTGGCGGCGAACTGGACGAGCGCCGCCGCAAGCGTCGCCGGCACCGCAGGTGACCCGTTGACGGTGAACGCCACTCCCGGGCCGACCAGCAGTTGCGTGCCTGCCGGCACCGTGAAGGTGCTGTTGGGCAACGCATACGTGCCGGATTTCAGCAGCGTGATCAGCCCGCCCTGGTTGAGGGCGTACTGCAACGCGGTCCCGTTCGCGGCCGCGCTGTTGATGGTCGAGACTCCGTACGACTCGGCCGTTACGGGCGTTTGCACGGCGACCGGAATGCTCGCATCCCCGCTCAGATACACGGCGCGACGCAGGTGCACCAGGCTGGCCTCGTCGGCCGCCGACAGCGTCACCTCCGATCCGGCGGTGACTACGGATCCGCCGATGCGCAGCGTTTGCGTGAGCTGGATGGTCATTTCGAGCGCTCCGGTCAAAAGGATTTCGGCCGCGCGATGAGGAACACTCCCGCCGTGATGTTAGGCGTGGTGCCGCCGATCGTGCCGACCACTCGCAGGTAGGGGCGCAGCTTCTTGACGTCCACCACCATCTGGTAGGTCGTCGTGCCGACGGTGACCTGCGGGAATCCGCCGAACGACACGTCTGCGGAATTGGTGCCGGAACCGTCGTCTGCATCCTGCAGCTTGAGATCCAGCGTCGGCGACGTGCCGGTCACCGTACCGATGACCAGGAGCACCAGCGCCTGTCCCTCGGCCTGCGGTTTGGCCGCCCAGGATCCGTTGTAGCTCGAGGTACGCGATACTGCCGACGACAGCACTGTCACCACCGCCGCGCTCGCTTCATTGCCTAGCATGTTCGTTCTCCTGCTGCGGTTTTCGCCGCGTTGGGTGAATGTCAGGGGACCGTCGGTTCGTTCGGGTCCATCCCACCCGTCGACGCCGGATCCGTCTCCAGCTCGACGACGACTTCCGACTCGGGGACGGCCGCATCAGTGGCCGCTGCCGGTTCGACGATGCGGGCCCGCTCGCGCGCCACGAGATCCATGGCCATGGCGTTACTGACGGTCATCACCGTCCCGACCTGCACTTCCTCGCCCGCGAATCGCGTGGGCTTGAGGATCTCGATCTGCTTGCTGTGGTTCATGTCGCTTCCTCGTGGTCGACGGGCGCTGGCTTAGGCGGCCTTCTTGCTGGCGGCTTCCTTCGCGGCGGCGTCCTTTTCCGCCTGCAGCTTTGCGTAGGTGCCGATGGGGCCGATCTTCGGGGGCGAATGCTTGGCCAGCTGATTGGCCAGCCACAGCTCGCACTGGATGGTTTCGCCCGGCTTGGTCTCCACCATTTTTCCGTCGCGGCGCAGCCAGAAGGGGCGCAGCACCTCCGCCTTCACTTCGCGGTTGGCAAGCGCTACGTTGGGTCCGGTCAACATGTCGATGACTCCTATGTGAAGGGTTGCCGGACGCGGACCGATTGCCGCGTCCGGATGAGAAAGATCAGGACACCGAGGTGGCGACGGAGAACGCGCCGGGGTGGCGCACGCCCACGTCGACGCTCGCCATGGCGCGCACCCCGACGATGCCGGCGGTGAATCCGGCATAGGGGTTGACGTCCACCTCGAGCACGCCCCACTCGGCCACGACGATCTCCGAGAAGTCGCCGAAGATCAGCGTCGCGGACGGCACCTGGTTCGAGGCCATGGCCATCTTGCCGACCATCTCGCCGCGCTCCAGGGCGCCCTCCCACAGCACGCGCGAGTCGGTGCTGGAGATCCGGGCCCGGGCCATCAGCAGACCGGCGACAGCGCCGGTGGTCAGATATCCGGCGTTGCCGAGATTCACGTTCGCGCCAAAAACATCGGACTGAAACTCGATGATCCCGGCCAGCGCGATCGAGCTGCCGGTCACCGACCCGATGCCGGAGGTGTTCAGCAGGCCGGTGGGCTGCCCCGAGGAGCCAGAACCGTTCAGGCCCTTGGCGTCGGTGTCGACCGCTACCTGCGCCGCCAGGTCGGCCATGACCAGAGTTTCGATGTCCGGATTGGCCTGCAGGGTGAGCTGGCGGGAGATCTCGGTGTAGGCGCCGACATTCTTGGGCGAGAGCGCCATCTGGCCGAGCACCAGCGCGGATTCGGTGATCACGGTGGCTTCCGTGGACAGCCAGTAAGCCGTCGCGCCGCTGCTCTGGCGAGGGATGGTGATGCTGTCGGTGAGGCCGCCCAGGCGCCGCGCGCCCAGCGCAAACAGCACGGTGGCGTTGCGGTAGAGCTCGATGAAGCCCTGGTTGGTGGTGGCGACCATGTAACCGCCGCCGCTGCCGCTGGCCACGGTGAGGTCACGACGGCCGGTGGCGCGCGCCACACGCCGCGCGACTTCGCGCTCAAGAGCTGCATCGGACAGGTCCATGCTGCGGGCCTGAACGTCGAAGGGGACATAAAAGGCGTTGTTGGACTGCGGGGGGCGGTTCAGCCGCTTCTGGATTTCCTCATGCGCGGCAAATTCGAGGCCGGCCTTCTTCCAGTTCTGGTCCAGCGCCGCGCCGATGGCACGCAGGAGCGAGTACTGCTCGGTCTCGCGCTTGGACATGCCGAGGTTGCCCACGACTTCGTTGTTCTGGGCCCGCTCTTCCAGGATGCGAATGACGTCCTCCGCGGCCTGGTCGGCGGTCTTGCCGGATTCGACCCAGCCGCGGATCACGGCGGCCTCGATGCCGTTCTGCTCGCCCAGGCGGGCCAGCTGCTCACAGCGCGCGCGTTCCAGCTTGCGGACGTTCTCGGCGGACAGCGTGGTGCTCGGATCGGCGGGAGCGCCCGCCGGGGCGTTTTCGGTGACCTGAGTGGTCATGTGTTTTGCTCCTGTGGAGGTGCCTTGCGGCGGGTGGGACTGCGATGCTTGTGTTTGCTGCGAGAGCGGTTCGTGCGAGCGGCCGACACCGACGGACGCGTCGGCGGGGACGGTGACCAGGCTGTTCTCGATGGGCTCCCAGTCGACGACGCGATAGATCGTCGGCTCGTCGGAACCTCGCTCGAAGGCGCCGAACCGCTCGTCGAGCATTCGGCGGAAGGCGGCGACGTCGCCGCGGGCGGTTTCGTGCGCGCGGGTGCGGATGCCCTCGAAGGCGACACCGTCGAGCACGCGCTCCACCGCCTTGCCCTTGACCGTGGTCTGCTCGATCACCGTGTGGATTTCGTAGCCGGTGCTGGTCTTGGTGAGCACGCCGGTCTTGACCAAAGCGATGGTGTCGCGCCCGGCCTGCGTGGCCGAGGTGATGCGCACCTTGCCCCGCATGACGCGATCGGGATCGCAGCGCACGGAGTCGGTGACGTGCACGCCGCGCAGGTCGTTCCAGTTGTGGTTGTAGAGCAGGCTGGCGCCGTCGTTCAGGCGACCGAGACGCACGGCGGATTCGGAGCAGTCGAGGACCTCGACGCCCCACCAGCGCTCGTACGGTTCTTCGGAGGCAAACGCCATGTCGACGACGTAGTCGCCGCTTTCCTGGCTCTCTGCGCGCTGCTGGTCGATGGTGTGGGTGCGGTAGAGCATCGATTACCTCATCGGAATGACGCGACCCGCGGCGGGCGCGTCGTCGTCGGATTCATCGTCGCCGGCGGCTGCCGGGTCCTCGGGGTCTTCCGGTTCGGCCGCAGGCGCCTTGGCCGGCGCAGGCGTGGCCTGAACGGCGGGGTCGGTGTCGAACTGCAGGCCGGCTTCGCGCATCATTTCGAGCTCGTGCTTGCGCTCCTCGATCACGTCCTCGAGGTCGCGGCCCTCGCCGGTGCGAGCGATGACATCGGAGACGGTGGTGAAGCCCGCCCGCACGGCCGCCATCTGGGAGTCCACTTCCTTCGCCGGATCGATCCAGCTCCAGCCGCGCGGCTTGAACTTGATGCACTCGTAGCGCTTGGGATCGGCGATGTACTCGGCTACGCCGAGGCCTTCGACGGCGCCGCCATAGACGGCAGCTTTCAGCCACTCGCGATGCAGCGAGATCCGGAAGTTGCGGATCCACCAGAGCTGCAGCGTCCGCCACAGGTCCCGGTCATCGAGCAGGGCGAGACGCGAGCTCGAGTAATTGCTCTGGCTGTAGTCGCGCGACAGCGATTCGTACGACACGCCAATGCCGGCCGCCACTTCGCGCAGCATGTAGCGCAGGAAGGGGTCGATGGCGGTGTTGGGGCGCGCCGGGTTGTGTTCCTTGAAGGTCTGCCCAGGCGCGAGATACTCGATGACGCCGGGCTCGAAGTTGGTGCGCTGCTCGCCGTCCGTCTCGTCGGTCTCATCGACCATGGATTTCACGGCCGCGACCGCGTCCATGGAGGTCTCGACAAATCCCATCTGCGTCGCGCTATTGCGCGCGGCGATGATCTCCGCCTCGGAATAGCCGTCCATGTCGTTCAGGCGCCGCGCAGTGGCGTGGAGCCAGGGCTCGCCGCGCGACTGGGGCCAACGGTCGACGATGTACAGGTGCCAGATCTGGTCGGCCGGCACGCGCACCAGTTCTTCGGTCCCGGCACGCGTGCGCCGCAGATCTCCGGGATGGCCCTTGCGGAACCAGTACGCCAGCGGTCGCTGGAACTCGTCGACCTCCACGCCCATGCGCACATCGGCGCCGCTCACCGGCGACCGGGTGAGGGTGTCCGCCAGGCGCTCGGCTTCAATCAGCTCGAGCGCGAATGGCACGCGGGAGGTTCCGAAGCGCCGATAGTGTTTCCTGAAGATGACCTCGCCGGCCTCGAAAATCTGGCCTTTGGCCTGGCGTTCCAGATCGCAGAAGTGCAGCTTGCCGCCGGTGTGGCAGTGGTCCGCCTGACTCCACTCCTCCCAGGCCGCTTCGATCCCGGCGTTGATCTTGGTGAGCAGCCGCTTGCGGTTGTTGCGCACCTGGGCTTGCATGCCCATGCCGGCGCCGATCACGTTGTTGACGACGATGACCTTGGCCCGCTTGGCATACGCGGCATCGCGCACCAGCGCCCGCGAGCGGTTGCGCAGCGCGGTGAGAGAGCTGTCCAGCTCGGCATCGGCGCTGGTCTGGGCGGCGTTCCAGCCGGCCGTGGCGCGCGTGGCACGGGCGTTGTGGTACATGCGCACGGCACGCTTGGAGGCGGGGCCCATGGGGACGCTACGCACGTCGAACTCGGCCCGGGTGAGCGCAGGGTCCGTCACGGCCCGCGCCACCGGTGTCGACGGCTCCCGGCGCTTGACGGGAGAGACGGAGGCCGCCGGAGCGAGCTCCAGCCATTGAGCCGTGCGGGGACACCAGCGCTTATCCACGGAGCGTCCTCACATACACGCGGTTGGGGTTCTTCAAGCCTTTGCGCAGCGCCTCGGCGTGCTGCTCGCGTTGGACCTGGATCTCCCAGTAGTTGATCGTGGTGAGGATCTCGGCCGGGCTGTTGAACGTCATGGAGACGTCTCCGATCGTGTAGCTCCTGCGGCCGGGGTTCGCGCTCATGCTGGCGTACGCGGCCTTGGCCTGCGCCAGCGCGATCTCGGCCTGCGAGCGCGTGTCGGTCCCGCCCGCGATCACCGCCGGATCCTGCTTGAGCGTGAGCTGCCCCTGGCCGACGGTGTAGCGCGCTCCGGAGATCTCGATGTACGCCGACCAGGCGTACTCGCCGGCGATCCAGGCCGCGGTGGTGGCGGCCGCGACGTTGACGCTGTACCCGTCCCCGTTGGCACTGGCCGTGATGACGTAGGCCGACCCGCCGGCGCGCGGCACCAGCCGGTACTTGAGCGTGTAGCCGCCGCTGGCCGGGTACTCCGGCACGGTCGTGTCGAACTGGAGGGTGTCGCCGACGAACAATTCGGTGATGTTCATGCGGCTCTCCGAAGTACCGAGCCGCCGATCCGGCGGGCGTCGCGCAGCGTTGCCGTCCTGGCCGGCGCTGTCAGCGATATGCCGCCGATGCGACCCGCGCGGGGCAGCGGCACATCCTGGCCGTGCACTTCGGCCATCGACGAGACGGTGAGTGCGGCCAGGGTGACCGACAGCGAGGCGTCCGCGGCATCCCCGGGGGACGTGACGGACGCGGAGCTGGAGAGCGTCACCGCGCCGAGCGTGGCGGCGAGCGTCGCGCCGACGCCATTGACGGCCGTGGCAGAGCTGGACAGGGTCACGGCGCCCAACGTGCCGGTCAGGTCCGCGGACACCGGCAACGTACCGACGACGGCGGCACTGGTCATCACCAGGTTGCCGAGGGTGGCGCTCAGCGCGCCGCCGGCACCGTCGACGATCGCTGCCTCGGAGCTGGCCTGCAGCGGGTTCAGCGTGATCGCGACCGTGCCGCCCACGCCCGCCACAACCGTCGCGGAGCTGGAGAGCGTCATCGCGCCCAGGGTGCCGGTGAGGGTGCCGCCGGCACCGCTGGCGACCGTGGCAGAGCTGGATAGCGTGAGGGCGTCGAGGGTGTTGGACAGAGTCGCGGTCGCGCCGGCGCTGTAGTCGGTGGCGTTCAACGAATCGACGCGGCCATATAGGCGGGCGCGGATACCGGCCTTGCCCGGCGTGCTGCCACCTGACCAGGTGATCTGCACGCGCTGCGTGCCGTCCAGGTAGCCTTTGACGCCGTTCGTTCCGTTCCTGGATTCGATCTTGAACGTGTAGTTCTGATCGGCCGTCCAGGTCTTGCTGTACGTGCTCGACTCCGACACCGCGCCGCTCTGGACCTCCTGCATCACCAGCAACGAGTCGGGCTGCGACATGTACATCTGGACGTAATGCGGGCCGGCGGTGTCGTACCGGACATAGATGCCGCACAGCGGATTGGCGTCGCTGGTGGTGCGGCGGACGATGGCCTCGACGTCGTATTCGTCCGACGCGGGCGATGCGCTGTTATAGGCGGCCCCACTGCTCGACGACGAATCGCCGCGCGCCCGATCTTCGGACCCGATGACGGTCATCGCACCGGCAAATACGGTCCAGGTCCCGCCGACGTCGGGCGTGTGAGACCCGAGCGCGGTGTCGGACGTTTCGGTGAAGGTATCAGTGAGGAACGCCATCAGCGAAGCTCCCTCGCCGCGTCCACGGCCGCCGGCTGCAGCCGGGCGACGTCGAATCCCGGCTTGAGCTTTTCGCCCAGACGATCGAGCACGGTCTTCACCGGCGTGTCCTGCGTGACGTCCTTGGTGTCGACCTTCAGCGAGGCGATCTTCTGGTCGACTTGGGCCCGCTTGCCGGCGGGCACGTCCTTGAGCGCGACGGCGGTGTCGTCCGGCAGCTCGGTCACGCCCGCAGCACGCGCGATGTCAGCATGCACCTTGGCTTCGGCCTCGACGGCGGCCATGACGTGCGCCTCCAGATAGCGTCCGTTCTCGGCGCGCGGATACACGCAGTGCACGTTCGCGGCGAGTCCATCCCACGGCAGCACCGGCCGCAGGACGCCGTCCTGGACGACGGTCTCGGTGAACTCGACCAGGTAGAGCTTCTTCACGCGTTGGCGTCCGTGAGGGAAAACGACGACACGGTGAAACTCTGGCCAGCCGTGGGCGACGCGGTGTCGACGATCATGTCGGTGCCACTGGTGCCTGCTGTGCCCTGGGCGTGGCAGGTCGTGCCATCCGAGGCGTACAGCCGGAAGTGCCCGCACGTGCCACTGTTGTCGCAGCTCAGGTCCTGCCAGGTGCCGCTCTTCGCCTTGCTGCCGGAACTCGCGGCGGCCATCCAGTCGGACGGCAGCGACAGCGACGCGATGAGCGTTCCGCTGTCCGCCGCCGCGCAGTTGGCAGGCGGGGATCCGGACCAGATCTTCAGCACGGCACTGGTGCCAACGGCGGTTTCGATTGCATCAAGCCGCGCATTTCGAACGGCGACAGAGAGCTGAATGCTCATGGGCTCACCACTGGGTTGCGAAGTTGCGACGAGGAGGCGGCCGCTTGATCGGCCTCACCACGTGGGGCACCGCCGCCGCGGCGGCGGGCCCGTCCGTGATCGGCGCTTCGTCCCGAGGGACTGACGCCGTTGCTGCTTCCTCTTCAGGGGGTGCATCCATGGCCACGGCGAACAGATCGCGCATGGCGGGGTTGACGCGTTGCTCGAGGGCGTCCCAGTCGACACGCCGCACGCCGGCACGCTCGCCTGCGGCCAGGCCGTACACGACCAGGTCGAGTACCTCGTTGCGACGGCCGCCGGCGTCGAACCGGTTGCGCCGCGCATTCGAATCGAATTTCTCGGCGGTGAGCTGCTCAAAAAACTCGTCGGGCAGGCCGGCGGGGAATGTGATCCAGCCGTAGCCGGGCTCCTCGAGCTCAAGCGCGCGGTAGATCTGCTCCTTGGCCGTATCGGTCCCGACCATCCACAGCTGGCAGCCCTGTTTAATCACCTTGCCGCGATGGTCGATGTCGACCATCTTCGGCAGACCGAGCACCGGCCGCCCGACATCGCCCATGCCCTTGACCGCCATCACCTGTTCGCTGCGGAACAAGGCGCAGTAGTAGTAGACGGTGTGCGCCATGTGACCGGAGTCGACGGCTACGGTGTGCATGCGCAGGGTGGCTCCGCCGGCATGCGTGTACGCAGTCCGCCGCCAGGCGGTGAGCGCCTGCCACGGGCCGGTTTCACCGAGATCGAGCGGATCGCCGTAGAAACGCTGGTGATCGATGACCCACTTGCGGCCATTGCGCCCGAATCCAAGGCAAATGGCCTCCAATCGGTTGCCCTGCACGTCCACCGAACCGACGAGCAGCAGGCAATCTTTCGGCACCTGACCAAGCCGGTAGGGCTCCGCACGCTCGCGCAGGCGCTGATCACTGGGCCGCTCGCCTGGCGCTTCGTAGACCTCGGCCAGCACGGTGTTCGTGAACACCTGCATGAGCGGCTCGCCGGTGACTTCGTCGACGCCGCCGGCCTTGGCCTTCAGAAACTGGGTGACGGCTTTGGTCCAGCTGAACCACCCGAGCGGCGAGTACAGGCTCGGCAGGTGCCACGACAGAGGCCGCGAGTACGTCGGCAGGAATCGGCGGACTGTCTTGCCTACCCACGTCCACAGCGCCCACGGGTGCGCGTCATCGTCCTCGAGCAGCTCGCCAGGGCCGAGGTTGGCGTGGATCCAGCGGCCGCGCTCGAGCATCTCCGGCTTGTGCTCCTCGCCGATCTCTTCACCGCAGCTCTCGCACTCGTACCAGGCGCGCGCGACGACGTCGGTGGAGGCGTGCCGGGTGTTGGCTTCGTCGATGGTCGACCAGGCGTCGCAGTGATGGCACATGGCCTCACCGCTGGCTTCCTCGGCGATCTCCGACGCGGCACCGCATTCGCGGCAGGTCATCTCGCGCCGCTGGTACATCGTCCAGCGCATCTGCGACCACTGCAGGTACTGCTCGTGCGCACAGTGGGGGCAGGGCACGTAGTAGCGGCCCTGCGAGCCCTCACGACGCAGCCGGTCGATGCGGCTGGATCCGGCCAGCTTCGGCGAGCTAACGTAGATGCGCTTCGCCCGCGCGCCGAATGTATCGGTGCGTTTCTCCGCCAGGACGATGGGGTCGCCTTCGCCATCGACGTCCGCCGGGAATGCATCGACTTCATCGCCGATCAGGTAGCGGATCGGCATGTTCCGCAGGCCGGGCCCGGAGTTGGCGCCCACCAGTTTCAGCACGCCGCCGGTGAACTCTTTCTGCAGCGTGGTGTTGCCGGAGTCGCGGCTCTTGGCGTCGCGGACCTTGTCGCGCAGCGCCGGCGACTCTTCGATCAGCGGCTTGATACGCTGCTTCGAGATCGTCTTGGCGCCGTCGACCGTCGGCATCACCAGCATGATCGGACCGGGCGCCTGGTCAATGCAGTAGCCGACGAAGTTGTAGACCGCCTCGGATCCGCCGAGCTGGGTGCCCTTCTGGAATGCGCCGTTCGTCATCGGATGCGACGGCGTGCAGCAGTCCATGATCTCGCGCAGGTACGGCGTGCGCTCGGTCCGCCACTGGCCACGCTCGGCCGAAGACACCGACGACAACACGCGGTACTGATCCGCCCACTGCGACACGCTCATGTCCGGATCCGGACGGATGCCGTCCGCAAACCCGGCCCACCAGGCCGCAGCCGCGTCGCCGAGGCCCTCAGGCGCCCAGTTCTCGAGCTCGATCGGCCAGGGCATTGAGGACTCCGCGGATCTCGCTGGTGAGCAGCGCATGGATGCGCAGCGGATCCGTCTCGACGGCGAGGAGCGGAGACAGCCGCTCCGGCAGTTCCATCAGCTTCGTGTTGACCAGGCGCGCGGACTCGCCGGCTGCGGCCCGCATGGCGTCGACGCTGGCCAGGGCACCCATGCGCTCGGCCAGGTCGGCACGCTGTTTCTCGACGTCCAGGCGCGCACGCTCGGTGCGGTGCCGGTGAAACTCGCTATCCCCCCCGGAGGGGGACGCTTCCGGCTCTTTGCCTGCCTGTTGCGCTTGGGGTAGAGCGGATTCGGCGTCGGAGGGCACGAGCCCCCCCGACGCGTCCTCCGAGACCCGTTGCGCATCCTCGCGCGTGGGTATTCTGTCCGGGGGCGGCGGTACTACGGTCCCGGTCCGCAGCGCGAGATCCGGGTCGGTGTTCGTGGACCACTGTTGCGTGGCCAGCTCGGCATCAATGGCGACGAGCCGGCCCTTGTCATCGCGCCTGACCGCGGTAACGCGGCCGCTGGCGATCGCCTTCTGCACCGCGCCGAGCGTAACGTTGCGACGGCGGGAGTATTCCCGCAGCGAGATCCAATCGGCCATGGCGACCTCCGGCCGTCCGGCCTTGCGCGACTACTCGACTACTCCGCGGCGACTACTGGCGACCACTCTAGGCGACCACTCCGGGAAACCCCAGACACTAGAATTTCATCGCGGTTCGAAGTAC